TACCCACCGATTTGGTAAATTCTTGTGGTTCATCTTTTTCTTTTTCAAAAGACATTCTTAGTATTTGGTGCACTTTCTCTTTTATGTACATTTTCATCATCAATTTTTGCTTTAATCATTTTTTTAATTCGTGTGACATCTTTTTGTTTGAGTCGTGACGTAATTGCGAGATGATTCATAATGTCAAATTTCTGTGGTGTTATATTGTATTCTCTTAATATATCTATATTATCATTTTCGGCATATTTTTTAAGAAGTCCTAATGCATTTATATCTATATTTGTTTTAGAATCTGTAATTATTTCTTCTAATTTATGTCTTCTCATCTTATAGTTTCCATACTTTGTCCAACATTTACCTGGTCTAATTTTTGATATATTTATTAGTTCACCCATATGATACTTGGGTATAACTACTGAATTTAATATAAAATAAGGCATTAGATCCCATGTACCTTTGTACATTTCTGTATCGAAAATATCCGTGATAGAGAACGAGTCACTACATGCGGCGATGTTTACCTTTTTGGAATTAACATAATTTTCTTGAAAAACATCCCAAATGTGTCCATGTTCGGAAGTGTGGTCAAACATTTCGACTTTTTCATGTGTACATAATACATCTACTATAAAGTCCTTTGAGTTTTTAAAAATATCTTTTATATCTGAACCACCCAAGTAATCAAAGAAATCTCTGATATTTCCATTTGCTTTTTTTGCTATAGATGTAATATGGTCTATATCTTTTTTATCTTTCACAAGTTCTACAAACATTTCCGGAATTTTGGGTATTATATTTACATTCTCAAAGTTTGGGTATAATGAAAATTGTGAAGTTGTTACGACAATAGAACCATTTGTTATTTTTTCACCATCTGACACAGATTCTATTACTTTTTTTAAATTGATAATATCTTTAGAATAGTCTTCTATTATTATATGTTTTTCCGTACCACGTAATAGGTCAAACATACCACTTTTTATATCTTCTGGTTCTATATTTATACTATTTTTATCGTTAAATAGAATCTTCAGTAGATGTGTTTTACCAGACCCGACACACCCATAAATAAATACATTTTTATTGTTTTTTATATGGTCTTTTATCTGTTTTAATTCATCCACATGGATTGTGGTAAGTTGTTCATCTTTTTTTTCATCTTTAATTTTAATGAAACAGTCCATCGATGATCTTACTAATCAGGCAATAGATATAGTGTTGCGAAATAACGCACTACAAGAACGTATCGTAGAACCTTTAAGGTACAAAATTTTACCATATGTTTTATTTGTTGCTATTTTTAACATTCTAATAATGTTACTCATTCTGTATGTTGTGTATCGTCTTTCGGATCTTCGACTACAACTTTCTGAAGTTCCGCACGTGCTTTGAGTTCTTTAATGACACTTCGTTGTTTAAGATCTTCTAGTTCTCTTCTCGTCACCTCCGCTTGTTCAACAAACTTAGTTGGTGTTTCGGTTTTACCTTGTATAACATTAAGTTCTCTACGCAAATCTTCTTTTGTTCTGTCGCCTGATGGTAAAAACCCCTTTAGCTGAGAGATTACTGTATTCTCTGTTATAGCTTTGAAAGGATCAATTGGTTTTATATGCATAATTTCTGGTTTTGTGAGATATTCATCTGATGGGAAGTCTTGTTCAAATGCAATCAATACTGTACTTGGTATTGAAGGACTTTGTTCTAATAATCTATCATACTCAGCACGACACTCTTCAACTATTTCTTTACCATCTTTAGTTCTTTCTTTTAATGGCAATGATAATTCTAATCGAATTGTTCTAGATAATTTTCCGTAAGATAACGAAGCTACTCTATGACTTTCCATAAGTTCATTAATTTTAAGAAATTGCATGATAGTCGCCACAAGCCCGGCTATGAGATTAAGACCACCAATAATACTCGGAACCGAAGAACGTATTGATTCTGGGAATTGACCTTGTGCGAAGTTGGCGGTACCGGTAACAGTTGATAAAACAATTACAGGGAGGGTGAATCGCATGCTTAGTTTTTTGTATAATAAATACGCACGGTGGTTCATATATCTGTAACAAGCGGCAGCCTCACCCCAATCCTTGAGAATCTTTTCATGCTGGGGATGCCAAATTTTTGGAAGCTTAACTTTTTCTTTGTCCATGATATAATAGATGAACATAATATTTGCAATTCATTTAATTTTATTTTCCGCACTATTTATTGTTCCTTTTAGAAATAATGAAAAACATTTACAATTTTACAGTATATTGATACCATTTCTCTTCTATCATTGGAGTGTAAACGATGATACATGTGCTCTTACACAATTCGAGATGTATATGACGGGTGAAAATAAAGATGAAACATTTATGGGGCGATTAGTCGGTCCTATATATAAAATGAGCGACACAGCGGCTAACAACATGTTAAAAACCCTACTGTTTACACTATGGGGATTTACACAATATAGATTGGGACACTTTGAATGGATTGAAGAGAACCTAAGACACAGAATGAATTTATTTACGAAATAAATTACTCTGTTTAAATACAAAATATACCATATTAATACTTCATACTTAAAAATTTAACAACTTGTATATATATATATAAATGAATATTGATCACGAAATCCGGAGACTTGAATCCACCCTTAAACTTCACGAAGATGCATTTTCACAGCGATCGACAGCGATCTATGATCGAATTGAAAATTTAGAACAAAAACTAGACCTCAAGATAACAAATGGCAGAAGACATGCTATTATGACAAAGATTGATTTTTATGAAAATGAATTATCTAAATTACATGAAGCAATTGGTATTCTTACTAATAACATTAATAACAAAATTCAAAGTTTAAGAGACATGAAGGAAAAACACCAAGAAAGTGAAAAACAGAAGAAGGAATCAATTGATTACAATCTAGAATATCTTAGAAATGCTATTGAAAGAAGAGACACGAGTGAGATATACAGTATGTTCGAATCTATTGTGAATTCAATCGATATCATTAAGAAACAACTACAATAGTAAATATTACTTTTTATATCTAAATCTATCAAAAAAATGAACAGAATTTTTAAAATTGTAATATTCAATCATACATATTGCGTCAGCTATATCATGTTTTCTTTCGTATGGTATCTCTTGTGTCAGGTGCCTAGTAGCTATGTTCGTTAATCTAACTTTCCTTTCATCATATGTTAAATGTCTTATACCGAAATGACTGTGTATACTATTCGGTGATATTAGAATAACACGGTCTTTATACATATAATGAATGAGAACTTCTACATTAGTAAATCCACCCGGAGGTTGACGCTCTATAAGTATCTTATCAGCTGTATCAAATATATACTTATGTTCATCTATAAATAAAGGAACTAAATCAACAATGTCGTTACTTTTAATATATTTATAATCTTCTAGGTTTACTTTTTTTAGATATTCTACATTTATTTTTGTTCCATGACATTCTGCTAATACAATTCCCATGTTATTATATCCTATATCTATGGCAAGTATCTTCATAAACATGTTAACAATTATTTTTTTAATATCATGTTAATATAAATGAAAAACAAAACAAAGAATCAAATGTTATATGTTATAATAATATTACTTGTGGGGTACATCTCTTATAAAATGTACAACCCAAGTGTTGTTCGAGTCGATATACCTGTACCATATCCAGTGGAAGTATATGATAAAGATATTAATACAAAAACACCAGAATTTAGAAATCCACCGATAAAAGAATATAAACCAGGGTATGTTCAACAAATGGGTGTTTTGCTCGGTGACAACGACCAAACACTCCCATTATACGGAAAAGAAGTCACAGGTAGACGTGATAGGTATCATTTTTACACAACTACAGACGGTGAGAATTTATATCCGTTACCAGTATCACATGAAAATAGAGATTGTATGGATGATATAGGATGCAAAGAATTATATGGAAATGAAAATGTTTCGGTCATGGGTAAGATGGGTACTTACAATGTGCAAATGTATAGAACTGATAATTTTTTTTAATTCGATCGTGAACTGGTTAAATGTCTACTTTTAATTTTCTAAACAATTATTGATTATATTAAATTTCAAGTTAGCTGCTAATGATACGTTATTTGTCTCGATCCACGAATGACTTGAAGAACCCCACCATGTATACCCATTTCACCTATTTTTGGTACGTGATTGATTTCCAATTTTTTACCATTCTTAATGATGAACTTTTTCGAATTATTAAGAATTGTATGATCAGTTAATTGTTTTGTACCGGAACCCCAACGATAGTCATATACAGGTGCAAACATTTTTAGATTAAAATATAATAGATATACATTTCACTTAGGTTTATAATCGGTTGAGTCTATCGATTATAGTCATTTTTTAATTATTAAGATAACACCGAAATGATATTAAAAATATAAATTGAATTATATTTAATGAGGACTCTAAAAGGTCTTGGTTACTTTAAAAGTGATAACTACCCGCTTATATCACACAAAAGATACAATGTTGTAGCGGCGCACAAAAGCGACGACATTCACTATGAGATGAAAAAAAGAGAAATAACACAGATTGCTCT